TCAGATGTGAAGAACCCTTTAGTGCGCGCAACGTGCAAGATCGCAGCGTCAACTTGGTTTTGTTCAATCTTTGTCCAACGCGCATCAGCAGACGATTGTGACGCCAACATCCCTTGGATGAATGGCGCTTGTTTTCTTGCCGGCACACGGCCGTCACATACGAAATGTGTTTTGCCTTGAATGTCTGGGTAGGCGATTTGTTCTTTGCATATCGTGCAGGTTTTCATTGTCGGAATCTCCTTGTCGGTTAGGAATGTGCTTGTAATGCTTTGATTGCTAAATCGAGTGTAGTCACATCGTGCAATGGCATCGGTTCTTCCAATGACAGCGAGTTCTTCATGCCTTTAAGACGCTGAATGATGCTTGCGTGGGGATTAGTGCTTATGTCTGCAATTTCGTTAATCAAATTAAAGATTGCCATGTCGTGTCTTGTTGCCATCATTTGCTCCATTACCATTCGTCGGGTTTCTTCTGATAGTTCGCCTTGATTCCATGCGCTACCTTCGCTCATTTTGTTGCACTCCATGGCCCCCAGCCGTAACCGTGTTTGTCAACGCCGTAATTGTAAATTGCTAACGCTGCGCGCAAATTAACATCAGCCTGTAACAAGTTTTCTGCCTCGGTAATAATGCCGGCATCGGTTAGCCATGGTGTCCAGAATCCGTTGATCTGCATTAGTCCGCGCGACCCACCGCTTGGGTCTTTGCTGTTGTAAGCGTTTGGTATGCAACGCGATTCCCTAAACATGACGGATTCGAGCACGGTGCGCTGATCGGCAGGCCAGCCAAGGTTCACGGCAAGCGCGCTGAACTGCTCACAAGCGGAGCTGTACGGGTCAATGTAGATCGTTGAGCTGGTGGTCGTGGTCGGCTCAATTAGGTAATTCTGCACGTCTAACGGTGCTAGGGCAATAGTCCCAGACGGGCTACTAGACGCGTCAGGAGCCCCCACAGCGACCGTAAAACCAAAAACCGTACAAAGCACTAGCCCTATGATTTTTTCTGCAAAGTAGTTCATCGTTTCTCCAAAGGTATGGGCTGACCCCATGTTGAGGTTGCCGTTCTGAATGCGATTTGTCCCAATAGGAACTTGCCCGACTCTGGGCTGGTAAATATCTGCACCAAGATTTCTTGGCCGTTGTCCATGACTCCTGTATAGACGCTGTAATCAACGATCTGCGGTTCAGTCATTGCCTGTCCTTTTGTCGGTACCCCGACCCTAGAACATAGATCAAGCCTTAGGTGGGATTTCCCCGAACACCTTTAAGAATGCGGCTTTTACCCAGATCACCGAGTCGGCGGCCTGTGGTGTGATCTCAATGTGGAACCAATCGCCACCTGGTGCACCGTGGATTGTTGGCTTGTCATACTTTTGCCATGCGTACCGATCACAACGCCATGCTCGACCCTGTGGCTCTGGGAAGTAATCCAAAATACATTGCAAACCAAGATCGTTGGCGTTGGCGACCAATTTGTCAATAAAGACCAGCGCTTCTTTGCGTCCTGCTTTTGGGTTCTTTTCGCTTCTGCGATACGACAAATCAACAGCTCTGCCAGTTGCGTGCACCGACAAAGACCCAGGCTTACCGCGCATGTCACGTTGACCCCAAGAGCCGTTGTTCCACAGCGCGCCATTTGATGCAGCGATCGCTTGTTTAATCCATTCGTTCATGCCGGCACGGGGCGCTGGTGATGCGCCGTCGGCGTTGCCTATGTAGTCGCGTGCGTTTGGCACGCCAGCCTTAGCCTTTGCTACTGCCACGACCAAACTTCATGTCTTTAGGATTGAAGTAACGCAACGCTGTTGGGCAGACCGCGCCGATTGCAGCTGCTAATAGTGCGGATGGGTCGGTGTTGCCTGTTACTGCTAGCGCAACGACGGCGGCGAGCATTGAGCGACCGTATGAGGCGAGTAGGGCTTTGTCTTTAGGCTTCAACATCTTTGGCTCCTTCTTTTGCTTTTGACTTTAGCCCGTTTGAGGCCACTAAGCCTGACAACGTGCCAGTCATAAAGACGGTCAGGGTTGATAGCAGGTCTATGAATGCGGCGTCATTGGGCGATTGATTCCCGATCGGCTGTGTGACAAACATAAGTGACCAGACAAATCCAAGCACGGTGATTGCAAAGACGCTGGCAAGGATGATTCCGACAACAACGATTAGTCGAGCGTGAAGCTCCTCGGGTTTAAGGCGTGCTCTCATAAATTAAATCCCTTGTGCACGTTCCAGATGGGTTGCAGATCGGTGGTTCACATTCTGGCTTTTCCCAGTTTGCTGGGTCTTGGCATGGGTAGCGATATGAGCCGTCATAACTACAGCCAGCGCAACCCCACAAAACGACCGCAACCAGCGCGACGTAGCCGATGAGGTAACGCCATCGCATTACGACAGGAGTGCGGCAACTTCGTCGGCAGTTAAACCAAGTTTTGTTAGTACTGCTTCTTTTGCTGACACTTTTTCTGTTTCAAGTTCTTTGGCGCGCTTTTTGATCGCGGTTATTTGTGTTGCGGTTAGATCGGTTCGAGCGTCATCGGTGCCAGTCCACATTGACCCGTCGGCTTCGATAGTTAGCGAAATGTCATACCCTAAATCAAGACCTGCTGCCATTAGTTGAAAACTGTTCATAATGCCACTACCTGTATTCCTCTTGTGTCAAAAGTTGCTGTGCCCGGATTAGTGCGATATTTCAATGTAAACGTGTTACTACCTGCGGTTAGACCTGTAAAAATGTGTCCGCTGTGAATTGGGAAATAAATGCCTAAAGATGATGACGGTACTTGCAAATAGTTTGCAATGGTGTCGCTGGCAGCAACCGTTGTCGCACCTGAAACAGCGACCGAAACATATACACCTGCGTTACTGCTTGCGTTGATTCCTGCAGCATGCCAAATACACAATGCGCTGGTGCCAGTAGTAAGTGTTACCGAAGTAACCGTTGCCAAATCCACATAAGTTGTACTTGATGTGCTTTGCGCGCTATTTGTTTGTGCTGTAGCAAACTGGCCACTAACAGGCGACCAAACCGTACCGGTATAAAACCATGTCGTATTTGTGTCTTCGGTAAAGGCGAATTGCCCCTCGGCAAGCACCTTTTCACCTGTGCCACCAAACGCCGCGTCACGGGTCGCGGTCGTTGCAAACACGGGAACGCCGCAATTGACGTTGTCCATTTGTGCTGCAGTCAAAACTTGACCCGCCGTAAAATCAAAAACCGAGGTAACTGCGTTTGCGCCCATAGTGCTCCCTATCCTAAAACATTGTCTGCGTCAAGTGTGCCATACGTGGCGTTATCCAAAATCAACTCATAAACGATGGTTGTTGGGGCAGTTGAGTACAGCACACGGTGGCCTGTGGAATAGTCCAGATAATGCTCAATGCCTTCAACTGACAGCTCTTGCGCCAATTGCGTTGTGCCGGCACCGCTCGAAAACGTTTTTTCAATGCTGATCGTGTCGCCAATGTCCACGGTTGCCAAAGTATCTTTTTGGGCATCGGTCAACATCAGGAACTTGGTTTCTACAGATGTAAACCGTGGTTCAGGTTGTGGGTTGAGCAGGTAACTTGCAGCCGTATCTATGGCTGTTTGCTCATGCAACAGGCTGTTCAGGATGCTGCTGGTCTGAATAAAATAGGTTGCGATTGAGCCTGCGTTGGTTGCGGTTGCGGTCTTTCCGTCTAAAGCTGTCACCACAGACCTGTTAATTACTTGGTTCGCCTCAAAAGTAATGCCCAAACCGTCATATTTAATTTCGGTTCCGTCGTCATGGAAGTCGGCCACCGATGGACTAAGCGTCGTTCCGATGCGTTCCTCAAATGTGAAAATGCCATCCCTCGACATAAACACACGCCCAAACTCTGCGGTCTCATTGATCTGGGTGATGTACTGCAGCACGTTTGTGCCGGCAGGAACGGTGTACGCGGAGTCATGGCCCAGGTTGACTGTGCCTGTAGCGATGTTTCGTTGTAGCGCTGGGAAGTCAACTTCTGGGAGATCAAGCACGGTTTCAATGCGCTCGCCAGATGTTTCGGACGTGACGTTTAATTCGTTCATGTAGGTCTGCGACAGCAGGTAAAACTGGTCAGCGCAATACACGGTTACAGTATCCAAACCGCCAAGCGCAAAGTTGTACATATAATCCACGACATATCCAGAAAAGAGGTATTCAGGTGTGTCTGTTTGGTCGTAGCGGATGAGCTGCACTTTGCGCATCGGTGCAAGACCTGGCTTGGATTGCGGTGTGTCGTAATACGGGCTTTGGTCATCAAACGGGTTGAAAATGCCGTCCACGTCGCGGATAGTGAACGTCATCGTGCCTGCGCTGAACTGATCGCCGACATCTCGACGACCGCGCCTGACTTTTACGTTTGTGCAATCTGCCATAACGTCGGCGTATTCGGTGTTGCCGTCAAGCACAAAGAACGTGTTATCAAGTACACCAGATGTCACGTTGTCAAGCGTGAACGAGTTAACAATAAACCCTGTGTCTATTTGCAGGTCATAGTTACCTGAATCAACAACCGCAACGCCTGGCATTAGGCAATGTTCAGAGCCAACGGCCCTGCACTCCGCGAGTAGGCGCGCAACGCATTGACAACAGATTCACCAATTTCTGCGCTTGTGGCAAGACCGCCTGTGACGTTGATGGTTACGCCGCCGCCTGTGCCCATGCGATCTAATGGCACGACTGCTTCTGGGCCTGCTTCACCGATTAGCGCCAAGGTAGGTGATGACACGATGCCACCATCAGCAAGTCGAGGAATGCTCATACGTCCAGGTGCAGGCGTATTAGATGTTTTGCCGAGTTGTGGCACGGGCACGGTTGGCGCTTTTGGCAAATCAGGCAACAAAGGGATTGAGTTATATGCGCTAATAATTGCGTTAACTGCGCCAATTGCGGCGTTTACCATGCCGGCAAAAAACCCAATAACCGTGTTGACAATTAGGTTAATGCCGTCACGGAACCACTCAAACTTGTTGTATGCGGTTACAAGACCCACGATCAACAATGCGACGCCTGCTGCAATAAGGCTGAATGGGTTGAGCGCCATAGCAATGTTTGTGGCTACGATCGCCGCGGCAACTATGCCGATAGCGGCTGCAATTGCTAAAAATGCTTTGGGGTTGTCTTGAGCCCAGGCAGCAAACCTGTTCAGCACGGGTAGCACGGCTTCAAGCACAGGCAACAGCGCGGCACCGATTGACTCTTTGGTTTCGCCAAGCGAGTTGGTCAATATTTTCATTTTGCCTGCAGCAGTTTCGGCACTCTTGGCCGTAGCGCCACCAAAGGTTCCGCCAAGCACGTCCATGATTTCGTTAAGGCTTGCGCCTTCTTTAATCATCGTTGCCATTTCTGGGCTCAATGATCGAAGCGCCTTAAAGTTGCCTTGGTAAGCCTTGGCGAGCGCGTCTGCGACGGTGCTGGAATCGGTTTGCAACGCTGTACTGATGTCCATGACAAGGTTCATGTCCTTCATGGCAAGATCAACATCTTTTGTACCGCGCACCAAAGCCTCAAGGCTCTTTCGATATTCGGTGTCAGCAATACCAGACGCTCGACTCATCGCGCTGATCTGATCTTCAATCTGTGCGGTCTGTGCAGCGCCAGCACCAGTCACATTCTGCAAAGTGAGCGCTAACGCCGCCTGCTCCTGCTGATCTTCCATCGCTGCTTTGGTTGCATCACCAAGCGCCAACGCCAAACCGCCAAGCGCCGCAGCTGCCGGCACCGCAGCCTTTTTAATAGCAAACTGCGCTTTTTCCGATGTCGTTTCCAGTTGCTTAAACTGGGCAATAGCCTTCTTAATCCCTTTGCCGTCAAACTCTGAAATGATCGGGATATTGATTGCCATTAGGTTGTCTCTCTGTTTGCTTCATCCATAACACGCCGCACTAACTGTTCCATTTCCCTTTGTACGTCATCACGGCGTTGCTCGTACGCTTTCCACATTACTCGCGAGCGAGGGCCATAACGTGCTGTTAGCGCTTTGCCTAACGCGCCAGCCATAGTGGTGTCGTACAAGGTGCCTGTAGCGCCTTGCCATTGAATCATGAATGTGCCGACGTTTACCTTGTCGCCAGCGCTGTTTTCTTTGATGTTTCGCGTGTTGATTTTGGCAATGATTTTTTGGTTATATCCTTCCGACCAGGGCAACACTTGAAACCCTGAACGGTATTTGTACGCTCGAGCCATACCAGACAACGGCGCTTTAGACGGTACAAGGTTTTTGGCATCGTCAATAACAGGCTGAACAATCTTCTTGTAATCCTTGGTGATTTCACGACGCAAAGATTTGTCAATTTTGTTGAGAGTTTTCAAGGCTTCTTTAAGACCAACGACCTCAATGTTGCTTGTAACCGTTGACGATCTTTCCGTGTAACTGCGAAACGGCATGATTACCTTCTTTTTTTGTTTGCCTCGTTAAGCACTTTAATGACCGTTGCCATATCTCGAGCGTCAAACACAATGTCGCTAGGCCACCAACCGACCGCGACCAAAATCTCTGCTAGTTGGCGGCGGTAGGTGCCGCGTCCGTAGGGTTTGGGTCTGTCTCGTCCAGTACCGGCAGGATGTCGATGTCAGGGTTTTTGCTAAGCCATTCACGCCAGTTGTCACCAACTTGTTCGCCTTTGATCTTTAAGATCGTGTGCATCCAGCATGCGTAATCCGAATACAACGGGTTTGCCGAGAGCTGTTGAATGTTGCGGCGCTCAAGACGTTCCCATTCCGTAACCACAAACAGGTTTGTGTAGTAATACTCGGGTGCGCTGTCGGGCGTGCGCTTTAACTGCAACTTGATTTTCATGTTTCTCCTATGTCGGCTTGGAGCCGTTGATTACGGGTTAGTGGTATCCAATGTCAGCGCGCCACCCATGAACGTGAGGTCATAGGTTGACAACTCGCCGAGGGATGCGTTGATAACTGGCAACGACTCAAGATAGCAACCAGTCAAAATAAACTTTGGGTTGGTTGCTGACTCTGCACCTGACGCTGGGGTCAAGGTAATGTTGGTCTTAGTGCCAACCAACGGGAACAAGGTTGCGTAGGTTTCGGTCGCTGCAAACGATGCGTACATCGTCAAGGTCACTTCGTTGTTGACAAGACCAGCGGTGTAACTGCGTGAGTTGGTGCCGAACGCGGTGTCTTCAAGCGCTTCAACCAGATAGGTCAATGTCGCTGCGCTGCACATGTCGGTCAAATCAACGCTGTTAATCGTGAGGACTGGGTTCGAGAGGTAAGTGCTACTGGCCATAAATGCTCCTTAGGTTATGTTCTGATAGTAGATGATTTGTGTTGCTTAGTTGTGGATTACGAAGTCTGGGCTTGGATAGCGCAATCAAGGTCATAGCACGGATACAACGCGCCACCGATCTCAAGGCTTGACGGACGGCCACCCATGACAATAATTTTGGAGCCAAGCACGGTTGCAACGATGCTAAGAATCTGACGCAGTACCGGCAGACCTGCTGGGCCCGAGCCGATCACTTTGACAGGGAACTCGAGGCGCACCACGTTGCCGTTGCCTGCGATGGTCGTGAAGTTTGGCGCATCCAAATAAACCGAGTTGCTGACAAGTTTGGTTGCATCGTTTACAACACGGAGTCCAGTCACCGCGGTCAGCGTTGCTGTGACATCGTCAATCGCTTCGTTAAACAGGTCGGTGTACGACATCAGGCAACCGCTGGACGAGGGATGCCAAGCAGCTGCTTGACGATCGGAGTCAGGCTTTGTTGTGGTGCCGAGCCCATGCCGTCAAAGGTGGCGTAGGTTGCCTCTATTGAGCCCCTAGAGCGCCACAGCGCGGCGCAATACATCAAAGTGCCCAATGTTGCGTCACCGCCTGGCGAGGTCGTTAGAGAGTCGATATAGCCCGATTCCTGACGCCTGCGATAACAGAACTGGTTGCCAGCCGACACCGATTGCGTGAGCAACGTGTAATCGTCTGACGGGTTGGTGATCGTGATGCCCAAATATGTCATGACCTGCGCGGCAGTTACCCACGTGCAAACAGGGTCATTGGCAACAGTTCCAGACGCGGCGACACGCTCAACATCGCTTGCGGTTTTAGCGTAAAGCACCTGATCGGCAATTGGCACCTGATAGTCGTAAAGCAGATCGCCCTGCGTATCAATGCCTAAAAACAAATACTGTGGCAATGCGCGCACCGAGTAAGTGCCGTTAAATGTTGCGTCAACTCCAGCGACCGTGATTGAACTGCCGACTGCAATCTCGCTGGGGGTCAGGAGTTGCAGTACGGCAAAGTTGTCAATCAGGTACTTGTTAGTAACTGTGTAAGTAGCCATGGCGGTTAAGCCGCCTTTCTACTAAGCCTGGGTGATCTTGCGAATCATGCCACCGATTGCAGCAAAGGTGCTGACGTATCCATGGAATGAGAATTGACGACCCAAAACTGACGGCTGTTCAACGCTCATGAGGCCACGGATTGATTCGTAGAACTCGAATGCGTCGCCTTGGCCTTGACCAACACGGGTAATGATCATGGTCTTGGCAGCGAAGTTGCTGTCAACTACAAGTTGCAATCCGATTGGGTTGCCGTTCCATGATGTTGCAGATGCGTTGCCAAGTGCGTTCTGACCTGTGAGGCCTGCTCCGATGAATGGGAACAATGGACGCTTGCTTGAGTCCACAAGTTGTCCGAGCTGTGCCCATACGTCAACGGAAACGAACATGTGTGTCGGCATCCAGTTACGACCGCTTGACACGTCATTGGCTGCATCGTAAACGGACTTTAGGAAGTCTTCTGGAGTTCCGTCCCATACGCCTGACGAGTTTGCAGCGGCAAGCAGGTTGTCTGCTGCAAGGTTGTCCGATGCGATCATGTATTCGCCCATCAAGTCATTCAAAATCAACTGCATTGCGCTTGGTGAAGTGAAATCCATGTCTTGTGCTGACAAAGTTACTTGGCCTGCAAGTGTTGTCTTGGTAACCGTGTTTGACGCAATTACCATTGTCGTTGCTGATGTAGCAGAAAGTTCGCTCGACTGTGCAGCAACGCTTGTGTGCGTAGTAATCGTTGGACGAATAAAGGTTTTTTGTGCACCGCCATCTGGATAAGCGCGTGCGCCAAGTGCTTCCACGGTAGGCCTGATGAAGTTCAGATCCTGCACCAATGGTCCGAGCACCGGCACAGGCAAGAGGCCTAAAGTGTCAGTCGTAAGAACATCGCCCGCAGCTGCTTGCAATGCTGTTTTCTTTGATGCTGTGTATTCAGCAACAGCCTTGTTCATGTTTGCGAACGTGTCGCCACCGATGTGATAAGCGGCCATGAACTCGCCTGCAGTTGGCAAGACGAATTCTTTTTTAGCCTGTGCAAAAATTGGTGCAGTAGGGATTGTTGCCTCGACTGCTGGTGCGGTTACTTCTGACATTTCTGGTTTCTCCTCTACTGGGGTTACTTCTTCATTTAACACTACTTTTTCGGGCTCTTGGTGGATACTCGCTGCAACTTTGGTGATGTTTGCCGCATCGCCAAAAGCGCCGATCGGAACTAGGGACAATTCCATCCAGTCGGCTGACTCAATAATCATTGTTCCTTCTTCGTCATACGAGAACTTGGTCGGATTTACGCCCACCGATACTTGGTCAATGGTGCCGTCTAAGGCCATAACCAAAGCGTCATTTCCAAGGGTCGTTGCGCTGATCTTGGCGCTAAACATCATGCCTTCTTCGGTGTCCACGCGCTCGGTGACAACGCCAACTGGCTGGCTGGCATCGTGGTACATGAAAAGGCGCGGTGCTTTGCCTTCAACTGGCAATGAGCCTGGCTTAAAGATCACAGCTGTGCCATCCGAAACCGTTGCCGGCACGTTGTATGGAACTGCGGTTCCAGAGATCGTGCGCTTTGGTGCTTCGCCGATTGCGGCGTCAACCGTGAACTCTCCTGCAATTAGTTTGATCATCGTGCTAACTCCTCTTGTGTGTTTTCTCTAACAATTACTTCATCGTCTGATCGGTCGGCCATAAAGTTTTCTTCTAGGTATTCATCGGCGTCAAACTCGACGTATGTTCCGCGCGGTAGCACGTTGTCCATTGACAAAGCGCCAGCAATTGCGTCGGCATACAATTTCACGCCGAACAAATAAAGATCGGCGCGCGCTTGCTGTGATGATTGGTATGAGTAAGCGCCAGTAGCAACGCCCACCAAATACGGTGGCACGTTTGCAAGACGTGACATTTCAAGCGCCTGATATTGCGACGCTTCGATCAAAAGCATTTTGTCAGGTGTGCTGTTTGTTTCTGTGTATGTCAAATATTCGTTAAGCGCTGCAGTCTGGTTGGTTGCTCGAGCGGCGTTGAACGCGCTAGCCAAATCAGCAAGTTCTTGCGCGCTAAGTGGTTCGCCACCAGTTTGTTTAAGTACGCCAGCAGGAATGCTTGACGATGCGTTGCGGTTGCGCGCTGCTTCAAGTTTTAGCGCGGTTTCAATTGCGCCTGGTGCCGAGTAGATCAGGCCTTGTGCTGGAGACAAGAATTGCACAAGATTTGCTGGGT